GCACTTACCACATACACCACCAGATTTAATAGCAAACGAAGGTAGATTATCTACAAATTTTTCCAGCTTAACATACTGCTCACTTGTAAGACCCTCAATAAATTCTACCAGTTCTTCCTTTGAGAAATCCTTGCTTGAGTATGTCTTATCGCCTGAGGTAATTCGCTCAATACAGCTGGAAATAACTCTGATTTTCTTTTGAAAATTACTTTCATTGCCCGTAATTGTTTTCATAATAGAATAAGATGGATATTTCATCTTAATGTCGATCTTATTTGATAGAGTAATATCCATACTAATTTCATCATTCTTTTCGATGACGCAATTGGATATGTCAATAACAGCTTCAAATACACCACCGCATTTAATACCATCTACCAGATTATTACAGATATAGGAAGTCTCAATATTCTCACCGATAGACTTGGCTCTCAGTGCTATAAACAGGTAATCCACATCAAAGAATGGTATCTTTTCTAAGTCAAGATCACCAGACACAATACAGTTATTGATTACTTGCTTAGTGGTCTTGATGATATTCTCATTGTCTCCTGATTCGATTGCCATTAATAAAAGCTTTTCTTCTTTTACCAGAAATGGTCGAATCTTAATAGTCTTACCAGTCGATGGCAAGGTAATATCATAAATCGGCACATCAATTTTAGGTATAGTCATATATTTTCATCCTTTATATTAAACTCGAACGTTTGATCCGTCTCTCACTAATTTAAATGTTCCTGATTTTGGATCTCTATTCTTACGAGTCCACTTGGTATATGTAAAAGAAATAGCCAGACGTTGGAAATTATCGTCTGCCCATGTGACTGGCTGTGGATTAACAAGGACAGGCCATGCATCATGTAGAGTCCATGCATAGGTAGCCAGCGGTTCTGTCTGGCCTGATGTTGCAGCTTGTTCGCTAAATTGAAACATATTAATCTCGCACTTATAATTATCCTTATAAGCAAAGTCAAATGTATTGGTTGGATTAATTATTTCCATCCAATCATCAAAGAATTGTCTTTCATATGAGTCCGTACGGCATAGGAATGTCATAGCTGTTTCTTGGTAGTCGGACTGGTATGGTATCTTGAAGCTTGGACCATAATATCTCATATCTGCCATATCAAAGCCACGACCAGGGAACTCTGCTGATTCGCATAGATATGTGAATTGTCTCATAAAATCACCATACCCAAGCTTATTCAATGTCGAATTAATACCACTTGGAGTGATCTGTATGGCAAATCGACATGACTTAGCCAGGCTTTGAAAAGCACTGGAATAAGCATAGAAGTCCTGCATTCTTAAATATCTTGGTTGATTATCTATTTTAAAACTGGGCATTTATTTCTATCCTTTTGAAACCCATGCTGCGACAGGCAATTGCATGGCCTTATCCCATTCATCCGCTGTGACTTCAACAAAGGACGATCTGACCTGTGTGAATAGATATCTCTTAATGCATGGGCGCATTGCACCAGCTATTTTGCTGGTGCTATTTAATAAGTCATATGTGACACGGAGCTTGGTGGTGGCATTCATGTGGTTATTATTACGGAATTTCATCATATTATTTAATAGTGCGCTACGCTCTCCAAATGAGAGATAATGCAGATTAAGGCCTAAAAAGCCATCTGGATAACGCTCAATAGGAAATACCAAGGGAAATCTATCGTACATTGGAAGGGTGGCTTTGTGCTTTGGATCGTACCAGAAAAAGTACATTTTACCTATTACGGTGCCGTCTCTATTGCGCTCATTATTAGACATGATTTTGGTACGGTAGCCAGAAGCACTCTTGGCCTTGCCCGTCATCCAATTGCCGATTTCTTGTGAAGTATAATTTTTTGCCATAATTGTATTTATTTCACTTGACAGCCACTTGACATGACTATATAATGGCTATGTGTTGTATGAATGAATAATACTATTTGATACCTAATTCAGTCTCAGTAATAAGCTTGAACTGCCATCCTCTGTCTAAGCAGTATTCTTCTGCTGCTTTCCATTTAGCTTGATTCTTGCCCCATGTAGTTACCTCAGTAATGTACTGTTTGGTAATACGCTTCTTTTTCTTGGGTTCAGTTGTTTCTTTCTTGGGCTTTACTTCCAATAGTTGTTCTGTGATATTACCATTCTTATCGATAGCCTTTATATAGAAGTCAGGGAAATACCTATGGTACCTATTATCCAGTGGTGATATATATGGTATTGCTATTTCCTCAGATGACCACTGAATAATCGATTTGTTCTCATCCAAATATACCATTAGCTTTCGTTCCCATAAAGAACGGTATATTATTCCCGTTGGGTCGCCTTTATATTTTTCCGGGTGCTTTGGGCTATATCTGCCCTTGTAAGTTTTCATATAAATATATAGAAAACAATTCCAGGGACAATTCAATGTCAATTTTAGACGATCTACAGAACGCATTCGAAGGTATCACAGGGGCGCCTCAGAATATTGTTTCTGTTCTTGATAATTCGATTACAAGAGCTGGTGACTTATTATTTGGTTATAATGTTAATGATGATACCCTGGGTCAGTCCGAATACGATTTTAGATATCGTGTATTTCCATCTGATTTGGCCAATGATTATATTGGTCATTATATAGTGATAAACATAAACGTGCCTGTATTTGCTCGTACCGGTTCAGCCAGATCAGCGTATGGTGGCGCTCAATTTGGTCAAAATATAATGCAGAATGAGTATTCGAAGGTGGACACATTGCGTTTTGGTAATGCTGTTAATGTAGGCGGTACCAGTCCAGTAACAGGATATGGAGCTTTACAAAGAGAACCATTGTCTATCCCGAGATATACTCGCCGCATTAAAGAATCCATCGCACTATTCATGCCCAATCCAGTAATATTTAATACAACAAATGAATACCAGGAAATCAGTTTGACTGGTATGGCCGGCGGGCTATTATCTAGTGCTGCTGGTATTGCTGGTGAATTTGTCGGTGGTCGTGCTGGTGGTAGACGCGGAGCCGAAAGCGGAGGCTCTCTCGGTTCATTGGTTAGTTCCACTTTAAATGGCTTAGGTAATATATCCAGCATGTTAGGTTATCCAATTAATCCGCGCGTTGAGGTATTATTTTCTAAAACTAATTTGCGCCAGTTTGTTCTCGAATTTTTAATGGCACCTAGAAACGAGCAAGAGTCCGAGAATATGAAAGCGATTATTCGCACTCTCAGATATCACGCAGCACCCGAGCTTGATTCGACCACAGCTGGGTTTACATGGATTCCACCTGCTGAATTTGATATTACCTTCTTTGATAAGGGTGTAGAAAATACCAATATTCCAAGAATTAATACCTGCGTACTGGATCGTATTGAGGTAGACTATGCACCAACGGGTGTTTATTCTACATTCTCTAACGGGCATCCAGTAGCAGCAAGACTAAGCTTAGGCATGAGAGAAATTGAAGTTGTCCACAAGCGCCGCGTTCTCCAAGGATTCTAAGAATGAGCAGTTTTTTTGATAAATTTCCAATAATTCGCTATAATATATCAGGTGTTAAGTATTCAAGTTTCCAAACAATTAGGAACCTTTTGTTCCGTACCTCTGTTATTCGTGAAGCTCTAAGCAACTCTTCATCATATATACGCTATATTATACGTGATGGCGATACACCAGAAATACTTGCGGCAAAGATATATGGTGATCCACAGGCTCACTGGATGATATTATATGCCAATGATATGATAGACGCTCAATATGACTGGCCGCTGACTTCAACTGTCTTTCCAAAATATATTGCAGATAAGTATCGTAGTATGGCAAAAGAAGACTTAGGCCTTGAAAGAACACCAGAAGATTATGAGGTAATCGCATGGACTCAAGATTTAACAAATGATGCCTCTGTTCACCATTATGAGAAGGTGGTAATACGAGAAAATCAATCAGCTCAGGTAACCACTGAAAACCGATTTAAAATTAATAAAACAAGATTAACCGATGATGCGCTTGATGTGCCACATGATTATTATGAAGGTCCGGGTAGTATAGCGGCTATACAAGATGTTACTCCAACCAATCTAACAATAGATGGACAGACAATAATTGAGACAGTATACGGTAATAAGGTTACCTATTATGATTATGAGAATGAATTAAACGAGGCCAAACGTACCATTCGAATAATCAAGAAAGAATACTACACTCAAATGAATACTGAGTTTGGTATTCTTACAAATAAAAATACACCAATATTCATGAGACGAGTTGTATAAAGCATGGTAAATATTAATACTCCAACACTGGGTGAATCAAAGGTCGAGTTTACGGTAGGTTTTGGTGGTGTAAACGAGAATAATATCAGAGAAATCACTATCCGTGAAATTACACTAGGAGAAAGTCTATTAACTCCTGGTCTCCAAACGTCAATATTAGTAGACAGCTTTCTCCATGCATCACCGGATGGTAATGGTGTAG